AATGCTTACGATGCTGCCTTTACAGGTTCGGATCAGGCACCCCAACCGGGCGTTAATAATGCTGATCAACAAGCTGCCCGTGAGTTGTACTCAGAAGATGGTAGTCTATTACGCTATGCGCTTGGAATTGACATGTCTGGCATTAAAAAAGCAGACCTACCATCAGCTACAAATGCAGAATTGTTCGGTTACACTTTTGGAACTGGTGACAACCTAGCCGAAATGACTGTCGGAAAAGACGCATGGTTTTTCGAGAAAGACTATCGTTTCTCGGCAGAAGCTGAACGGGTTGCATTGGGCATCGCCAAGGACGTAGCGATTAATCACTATGCAGCGAACGGCGAACACATCACTAAAGATGATCTTCGCAAGACTGTCGCTGCTCGCATGAAAGGTCTTGTCGTTCCCGGTGGGAATAACTTGTTGGCCTTAGAGACCGCCGCTGCGCCACGGGCAGACGACGAACGTCCTGTGGAAAGAAGAGCGAACCTCGTTCACGAGGAACTGAATGCGGAAGGTCGAGTAGAAAACCCTCTTGATACGATGGAGAGAGATATTGAACTGGTCAACCAAGGTCTCCTAAATTTAACGAGAGACGATGGAACCAAAATAGAAGCTGGTGATTTAAGCATTAACGTCAACACCGTCGTTCCCGGCACGAACCTTCGGTATGTCATGGACAACGCACACTCACACGGGCGGATGCCATTCCAACTGGATATCGGCGCAGAGTATCGAACATACCCGACGCATGACGCAGCGGGTGAAGAGCTGGGGCTTTTTGACATTGAAGCAATGCGAATAAAGTCTTTATTTGCTACAGGTAGTCTTTCGAAAAATGTTGAACAAAAACTCAAGTTCACGGGCGACCTAGCTCAAGACAGGGTGTTAGCCGAAAAGTATCTGCCGCCTCATTTCACGCTTGTGCCTAGAAAATCCGGTGGTCAAATCGTTGGGTATAACTTAGCGATTGGTCCGAGACACACGAACTTTTCAGACGATTATATTTCGGTCAAACAGCTACGCGCTCGTATCCATGGAGGTCGTCCTGTACCCGAAGGACTGAAGAAACATATAGGACAGCGCGAGACATTCAATACGATGGAGACATATCGACAACTAAGTGAGTACGGCGTTTATGACTAGCATGAACCTTGAGACCCTACAGAAAAACTTCCCTCTAGACCTGTCGCATCTCCAGACGATCACAGACCCGGCTGAATATAATCGCGAGCTACATGAAGCTATTCGCGGACAGCTGAAGCAAGGCGACCTGATTAGTCCGACTCAAAACGTCACGAACTTCCAACTAGAGCCGGAAGGAACCCCTTCTTTTATAGAAAATATTATGAGTAAAGTTATGTCTGCAAACCCCGCCGTTCACGATAGCGAAGAGATGAAACAAAACTATCTGCAAAGACGATTTGAGTTTATTGGTGAGGGTCACGAAGGTTGGCGCGAGAAGGTTTACAAGGACAGTCGAAATTTACGGACTGTCGGCTTTGGTTTTAATTTAGAAGAGCCAACAAATCGAGACTTGTACAAACGAGCTTTGCGGCGGACTGATCAAGACTTTGATAATCTGCGTGATGGTAATACACAGCTTACAATGCGTGAAGGCCGCATACTTTTTGAAGCATCAGCTGGTGCGGCAGAACGGTTGATTAGCAGTAAGTTCTCGGACATCGATCTAAAAGGATACGAACGCCTTGCACTCGTTTCACTTGCCTATAACCATCCGGGACTGATTGGTCCTAATCTTACCAAACACGTTCGAGCCGGTGATAAAAAGATGGTCATCGATGAAATCGTTAACAGGTCCAACGCACACAAGATCAAAGGTATCGATAACCGCCGCGCTGCCGAAGCTGAGATGTTCTCTGGTGGTCATGCCGACGAAAGTGGTGAGTGGTCGATAGCAAGTCTGTTTGGCGTCAGTCCGGCAAAGGCTGGGAGCCTAAAGTCCAGCGATGATCTGATGAAGCAAGGTCGTCTTGCGCCCCGCCCAAAAGAAAATCCTCGTCGCGAAGATGTACAGCAAACCACTGCACAGGACTTTGAAACTACAGCTCAAGAACGTCTAAAAAAAGCCAGTGGCGGTAGTCCGTTGGCATCGATAATACCATCGAATGTTAGATCGTTTGCGTCTGATTTACTGGGCTTTGATATGGAAAGCGTCAGAACTGAAGACTACTTTTCAGACGGCGAAAAGAACGCAATGCGTACTGTCGTACTGGCCGCGATGAAACGCAGTGGTCGGAAAAAGTCAGGTGGTGTTAAATACGGTGACTATAAAGCCGGACAAGAAGATGTTCGATTTGATGCAGAAGTTTTTAACTTTATATCTAATGCAGTTCTCGGTAGTGAGGACGATCACGTCCTTGCACACGAATACATCGTCAAGACAACGCTAGGACGGTTTGGGTATCGCATTGATGATCGTGGTCATCTAATTGTTGTTGACCAGTTTAATTTCAACGACGCTGAGAAGTTACAAAAAGACAACCCGTCGTTTTCGGATAAGTGGAATAACTGGAAAGAATGGTCTGAACGACCAGACGTTGGTCCATATGGATCAATACGTCGGATAGGTGGTCTTTGGGGATCGAAAGAAAACGACGGTGCCAAATTTGAAATCGATTTAGGACCGATGCCAACCTGATGGCTGACATACTGGAGATCAATTATGACCAAGCCGACCAACAGCATAACTATACGAATTTCATCAATACTGGTGAGGGTCCGCTAGGCTCTGTCAGCACTCCAGCTGACGACCCTGATGCGTGGGAAACCGCGAGTTTAATCTATCAGCGCGAAGCCGTCATCGGCTCAACACTCCGACATGGCATCAACAGAGACGATACGAGTTACTATAACTATAGCTATGATCGCTCGTTTAATCCTTATGCATACTGGAATGACAATCGAGATCAGCTGAGTCAGTTGGACCCTTTCATCCGCCGGGGCATGTTCGAAGACACTATGAGCGAGCAGCATTTTAAAGACCGTGCTGCCCGTTTGCTCGAAGAACAGGAAGACATGCGCCGTCTTGAAAACGGCAGTGGCTTTGGTTTTGTCTTGGGCATGGGACTTAGTCTGCTCGACATCGGTACGTTGGTGCCGCTGGGTGGTCCGATAGCTAAAGGCAAAATGGTCTATAATGTTGGCAAGATCGCTCTTGCTGGTGGTGCGCTGACAGGCGCTCAAGAAACCATATTGCATATGCAGCAAGACCTCCGCACCGCCGACGAAAGTTTTATGAATATCGGAATTGGTACGGCAATCGGTGGTGGCATCGGTGTCTTTGCACAAGTCTTAAATCCTAAGTCCGTCCTTCATCCAAAGAATCCAGACAACCCTCTTCGCAAAGACAGTCAGTTTCGAATGGGCATTGCACAGTTCGGGAAGGGCGTGAGTGAGTCGGCTGTTATTCAGCCGGTCGTCAAAGGCGGTAAGAAGACCTTCGAAGTCATCAAGGAAAGTCCTGTGGGCGGTTCCGTTAGTGCGGCTGCACGAACCGTTGGTAAGGTCGTGAAGTCTCCTGCAAACAGACTTTTAAGGGTATCGCCCGTTGGTCGCTTTCTGTTAGCTCAAAGTGCAAAAGCTCGCGACTTTGGACAAAAGATGTTCGATACCGGCGGTGTGATTTTGGACAGCATGAACAAAGGTGAAGCCCACCTCGCGTTTGAAGACTGGAAGTCTCACTACATGATGGAGTTCGAAAATGCTTTCATCAGCGGCGGTGGTAGGTACTCAGAGTTACGACTAGAACTTGAAGAGGCAGCTGGTGGCATCCAGTCAGCAACGGTTCAAGCCGTTGGCGACAGAGCAAGAGACGCTGCGCGGTTTGCAAGAGAAGCCGTCGATGCTGCGCGTGGAAACACTCGTCCAAAAGGCGAGCCAGCTGATGGTAAACATTTTGAGGCGTTCGAGTTTCAAGACCTGACCTACAAGCTGGTACACGACGATCTCGATGACGCAACCGTGCAAAACTTAAAGGGACGCTTCGGTGACGAAGGAACCGAGAAGATCATTAAGGTTGCGAAGGAACAGGCCGAAGACATCCACGCCGTAAACGAAAAGATGGAAGACTGGATGGTCGAAAGCGGCATGATCCGAGAGGACCAACGCATGGGACGTGAGTACGGCATCGCACAATTGTGGAACCCACGGGCAATGCGGGGAACCAAACGTGCCGACGCTGTTCAGTTCTTTATGGAGAAGTTTCTCGGCAAGCCGTCTGACGAGTTCCTCGAAGAACAGTTCGGTATAACTATCGAGCAATTCGAGAAGCTAGGTCGTGAAGAAATCAAGATTGGCGATGAGGTCTACAGCATCGAGCGCGGTGCCGATCAGAAAAACGAAATCCTTGAGACATGGTCTGGCGACACTTTCGACCGTCAGGTGTTGCAGTCTGAGCTAGAGTTAAAGATGGCTGAAGCGCAGTACGAAGATGCCCGCCGTCGTGCGATGAGATATGGCAGTGACCTACGACGCTCCGAGACGGAATATCGGAAAGCCGCTGTCGAAGAAGCTAAGAAGACGTTGCAGTATCGTCAGGCCGAAAGAGAACGTGCCGTTGCTAATCGTCAGAAGGTAGCAAACGAAAAGCAACAAATTGACACTGAGATCAGACGCCTTGAAGAAGAACAAAAAGCTCGCCTAAACGAATTCCATGACACGGGTAAATGGCGACGAAAGTACAACCGTGAACGTCAGGGTCAGGTTAAAGACGCCGAAGACCTACTCGATGAACTCAACGCAGAACCGGGCGGCGCACCAGTAGCTGATATTGATTCCGCCCGAACTATGCTGACGGAACTCGATGAGACCCTTGCTAGAGTAAATGACGACGCTCTCGATGCGACTGTTATCGAAGCTGCCAGCAAGCCAGTGTATTCTCGCGTCCTTGAGCGTCTTAAAGAAAGGCAGCGTAACCTTGCTCGCGAAGGCAATAAGATTGACCGTCGATTAGAGCGGCTGAACCCACGCATCGACAGACTAAACGAAGCTGTCGTGGCAGCTGATGGTGCCGTGAAGCGCATCCGTCAATTGCGAACTGATATACGAAAGCTACGAGCGGAAGCCAGTAAGGTCGCTCGTAAGGAACGACGTGGTGTTAAACGCGCAAAGAAGCAATTACGTCGAACTGAAAAGAAACTACCTGTCCATATGTACGTCGAAGACCTTGTGGACCGTCTGGGTAAACAAGACAAAATCCCGCGAGGCATCTTAGAGTCCGAAGTCTTCGAGTCAGGTCGCGCAAAGACACGAAAGATCATCCTATCTAACGAAGAGCGGCGGCGGGCTATTACGTTAGGTCTATTACGTGACGACTTATATGGCGTGATGCACTCCGCTCACGACGACGTAGCGTCTCGATTGTCTCTTCGGAAAATGTTTGGAACTGAAGACCCGAAAGAAATGATTCGAACAATACGCGACGATTATAACAGCATGATCGCCAACGCACGGGAACGAGGACTGACAGACAAGCACATCCGTCGTCTCGAAAAAGAGCGTGACGGTATGCAGAGAGACATCCAAGGATCGTGGGATCGCGCACTGGGCCGCTATGGTCTGCCGGAAGACCCTGACGGTTTTGTACACTGGAGTATGCAAAAGCTGCGAGCTTGGAACTTCATTAAGTATGGAACGGGGTTTCTCCTGTCGTCACTAACGGACCTTGCGACCGTAGCGTTGACCAGCGGATTTCATTCGTTCACTTGGAAAAACATTACGCAAACCGGCAAGATGATGAAGGAGCTTCGCTCTGACGAAATACGCCGCGCGGCGTTGATGTCCGAACGAGTTTTGCACAACAGTGCTACTCTGAAGAAATCTGATGTTGACGATATTAGGAACATGAGCGGCATAGGCGAACATGGTACGCTCAAACACGGCCTTACGTCAGCTACCGACCGTGTTTTTCAAGGTCTAACTGATACAGCCAGCGTACTAAGTGGGATGCTTTGGTGGAACACCCGCCTCAAAGCGCTTGCTATGATGGAGATGCAGCACAACCTAGTCGGCCAAATGGCTCGATATCGCCAGACTTTCGAGGCGGCTTCTGCCGGAAACAAAAAGGCACAGCTCGAAGTCGCTCGTCTAGCGTCTGTCGGCATTGGGACCGAACAGGTCCAACGCATTAGCGCCATGATGGCTAAACACCCACCCGAAAAATGGGACGGCGTGTACGAACTTGAGATGAGTCGATGGTTAGACGAAGGCGACATCGGGCAGAAGGCATACGACGACGTTATGTTTGCACTTCGCCGGTCAGCTACGCGAGCCGTAATGACACCGGGTATGGGCGAGACACCACTCTTCATGTCGAAGGGCTGGGGTAAAATGCTTATGCAGTTCCAGACGTATGGTTTCGTGACGTTAAATCGGTTCGTTGTCCCAGCGTTACAGCGCGGC